CGTAGATACATCTTTCGATGCTTCGTTATAGATTCTCTAATAAGCAGTTACAAACATTATCAAAATGTGTGCAACGTAACGCTAAAATCGTTGGTACCATGAGCTCTCATTCCAGGGTTGGCCACCCATGCGACGGAAAGAGGGAAAGGTCCCTGTCTAATCTTCTCTCAAGATTAGGACAGTCAGTCGGACAGAGAGCAGCGGAAGAAATTAAGATCTTCGCTGAGGATGATACCGGACTGGGAAATGCTTTAAGAGCACTTCAAATGGTCGAACGTATTCGTGGTTTGTTTTCTGGTCTAGGATTCGATTTCACCTGTGAAGATGAATTCGGATTCTCAACCTGTAATGAGTATGCCCAAAATCTTATGAAATGGGTTACACTCTACAATGAAAACAAAGCAGAAGAAGTTGCTAAGTACCAGTCAGTTTCTCGTTTTAATAGGCTTGAGAAACAAGAGCCTCTTCCCGCACTAAAGTATCCTTTACCATTTAATTGGCATTCAGGAGAAATTAGTTGCACCACCAGGCAGTACCTTTTTTCAAAGAGACTTGACCACACCTGGAATGGATTTGGGGAGGAGAAGAGATTCAGTCTTGGACAACAATTCCTTTATTTTAAAAAGGGTTGTCCTGTTGTTTGTGATGATTTTAAAAAATCTGCTCTAGAAAAGCATGAGAAGGCTCTCACACAGACTGAACCGAAAAGGATGCCTCAGATTAGTCACGATGATGACTATTGGTTCGAATATTTTATTCGAGAGAACAAGCTGAAACGCTGTTCTGAAACTGAGGTGAAGGAAAGAGTTAGAGATATCTGTAAAGATGTCTTTAAGTCCTATAAGGACCCAACTTATTGGTGGAACCCTTCTGTGAATGCTTCTTATGAAACTTCACGTGATAAAGGGGGTGCTGCTAGTGAGATAAATCTTTCAACTTCCTGGGACGATTTTGAATTTGTTGAAATTCAAGGGAAAAATAGCTTTAGGGAATTTATTAAAGTTCCTAAAGTTTCCATCAATCTCGATTTAACTTCTCGAATTGATTGTCGACCAGTTGCCTTACCGGAACCACTTAAGTGCCGAGTTATTACCGCAGAATCTGCGTGGGCTTCATATGCGTTGAAAGGAGCTCAATCGGAACTTTGGAGGTGTCTAAAGCAGTTTCCTTGGTTTGTTTTAACCGGAAAACCTTGCACATCCTCGGATATTCCCGAACTAAGTAAGGGAGAGAGCTGGATTAGCGTAGACTATTCAGCAGCAACTGATAATCTCTCATCTTGGTTTACTAGGTATGTTTTGAAAGTTATCGCACTTCAAACAGGATTACCCTTTGGACTCATGTATGAGTCACTTTGTCAACATCGTATTAATTACGGGACGAAGAAGGTACCTAGATTAGAGGAACAGAAGACCGGTCAGTTAATGGGGAGTATACTATCATTCATAGTATTATGTCTCTGTAATGCGACCGTTCTAAGCTTAACAGTTGATCCGTACCTATATAATAGGAAGACGTCGATCCTGATTAATGGTGATGATGGCCTTTTTAAGGGGGACCTTAATACCTTTAGTAGGTGGTCCTTTATCTCATCAAGCTTAGGTCTTAGCCCGTCAGTTGGAAAGACATACGTAAGTGATAAATTTTGTGTTATTAATTCACAACTTTATTATCGATCGAAAGACTCTTTAGTCAAATTCTCGAGATTCTCAAATATGAGTGCACTTACTAGTTATGATTCCAAGGCGGGGGCGGAGTTGAAGATTCCTGATCAAATGGCAGCATCTTATGATGACTGGATGGCGGGCTTTGATGCCCTTGATCAGAAGACCGCAGTAGAAGCAGAGAATCTGTGGTATCATTCCATGTATGACTTTCTATCGAAAGGAGAAGTAGCTGATAAATCGGTAGCTTGGTATGCTCCGAAATGCTTCTCTGGACTTGGTATTAGATTACCTAAGTCAGGAAAGGGGAATGATAAGGTTTTGAACTATGTTCAACGTTGGAGGGCCTTTAAGGCCATTCGAGACAAAAAAAGAATCAATCCTGTTTACCCTGTTTTATATAGGGCTCAGGAGGGTGTTATTAACAACCAGACTTCTGATTCTGATGAGATTAATCATCTCCACTCAGCATATAATCCTTCTTTTTACAATCATGTAACTGAAGATATATGTCGAGATTTTGGACTCGATATTACCAAGATCCAACTCAAACCACAACCGACTCAGTTTGTGAGTCTCCTAGATCGTATTGAAGCAAGACAAAATCTTAAGTCTTCACCGATTTCAGCAATTGCTGAGGCTGCTTTATCACAAAAGACTATTTCAGAAGTCTTGCAGCTTAGAAAGAGGGAAAAGTTAATCTCTAATCTTAGAGTTCCTTCTTGGTTTGATAAACATCGTATAGTTCGTGTGGTTGACCTCCAATGGTTATCAACTGAAGATGGTACTTCAGGACCACAATGGAAACCGAAAATTCCAAATTATAATCAGGATATTGAAATGCCTAATTATACCTCGTGGCTACATGATATTGTGTCACAGAGGACCCAGTTGGAGACTCCTGTGCAGGAATCGATCCCTTTAACCGGACAATTATTCGGTGATGAAGAGGAACTTCTTGCATCCTTAGGAGGTATGTACTGGGGTTAAGTCCGACTGAATGAGTGGACCAGGGTGTCGCAATAGCAGCGGTTGAAGAGGTGTGATAGCCTCGAAGGAACCGGGTCTTTGGTTAGGGAGAACCTCATTAATTGAGTGTATATAGATCCCGATGATCCAAAGTTGGCAGTGTCATACAGGTTATGAACTGACCCCACTACAGAACTGTGAGTAGTGCGAATTCTAATGAAAACCAGAAGAATGCTTAATGCGAACAGAGCCGTATCTAGTACGGACCCCGCCAGTAATATTAGGTTGTTATTCTAATATATGTGAATGGCTGGAGTGCCCTCAGCGGTATAGACGGATCTTGACCTGAGAAATCAAGACCTAGCTCTATACTGGTGTGAGGGGCTTCGGAAATTTTACATGTCTCAGA